TAGTTCTCCATTGAACTTATCCCACCCTGTGATTATTGCTAAATTAGTCATCCTATAACTCCTATGATAGTTAGTACTATAGTAACTACCATAAATAATGCACCCATTATAAGGGTGTCACGTATTGCTTTCTGATTCTCTGTCATGATTATAAGTTTTGAAGGTTAGCTTTGTACATCTCAAGTCTTGCAAGTGCACGAGCTTGTGTATGCAGTATTTTTTTGTATCTTGCAACAAGGTTAGTGCAGTCTAATTTAGCACATAACATGATGTTGTCTGATGTCAATCTGATACGGGTGATCATACCCTCAATCATATTCTCTGCATCCTCAATGGCGTTATCTAATGCTTCTTGATCATGTACTTGACCATCCTCACAATAGTCACAAGGCCATGACTCATCTCTTGATGGATGGTTATCCCATGAGTTATTGCTACCCATTTTACCAGTGCCGTAGCAGGTGGTACATTCTTTAATAAACTTTTTCATATTTTTCCGTATTGATTACCTTACAAATGTAGATAACTTTTTTCATTCGTGCAAATAATTAACAATAAAAGTTATTAACATCTAATTGTTTATTTCATTAGACATACTTTAGACGTACTTTAGACATAGAAAAACCTCCTAAGTGTGCATCATTGATAGGCATAGGAGGTGTATTAGAATGACCTGCTAACTGTTCTAATGGTAAGTATGCAGGTACTGTTAATCAAATCTATTTTTCGTTAACACGTTTTATATATATGTTAACACAAAGGTACTATTTCTTAAACCTCTTCACAATAAACTTGGATGCTAAGGTTGCAAGAGCTTTGAGAAACTTATTCTCAGATACTACCTCTACTTTAGTGCCAGTCTCATCCTTTGTGATGTGCACATCTACCTTTTTGCCGTCATACTTAAGGTCATGATTAGTGCCATCTTTGTGATACTCAATCTCTGCCTTGTTGGTCTCTATGATTAGATCAACTTTCTTAGGTCTGCCTACTTTCTTTGCCATATTAGAACTCATTTAATAAAACTATTGATACTCTGGGTTGATCCTTTGCCATTTTTACCATGCGTTCATACTCTGGGTTGTTGTTAAGGACTAAACATCCCTCTGACCAGCCTCCGATTTGTGTTGCCACTTGTTGTGAGCCTTTGTTATATGTCGCTCCATGGATATTAAGGAATATCAAATCAGTCATTACAGCCGTTGTAGGGTTGGTTTTACCATCAGTGGTATAATCACGCCTATACGGAACGCCTTTAATCTGTCTAAGAGCCTCCATTTTGCCTCTGTGCTTGCCGTATGCATACGAGTCATAGTTCCATTGGTCTGCTTCCATTACAGCAGTACCTTTGTTGCCTTTGTTTGTGGTGCAAGATGTCACATATTGGAAGGCTGAGCCCTTGAATATATATACTTTGTCATCAAAGATGTTGTTTCCGTCCTCATTTGACCTAACAAACAACAGCCACATATCAGATGGTATGCTTTTATAGGTAGGCAGTGACTTGACTCTATCTAAGAGTTGCTTATCAGTGTAGCTCTTAACGTTGCTCATTGCTTTCTATTGTTAATTGTGATAAGGTTGCCGCTACAGTACCCGCTGTGATAGCGTATGTTGCAACAGTTACTAATGCCGCTGGCAATGTGATAGGTGCAGCAATGATAACACCTGCTACAGCACCTACTGTGATTGCTATTCTCTGCACTCTCTTCCAGAACTTAGGAGTGGGAGCCGACCATCTTTTCATTATACTCATCTTGTTAATTGTACTTCTATTAATTTCTTTACTGACTGAGTTAGCTCACTGATTTGCTCTGCCAGGTGCTTGATCTCCAGCTGAGTCATTTTCTCAATGGCATCATACTTGAACCTGGACTCATTGTCAACCAGTTCAATCTTACCTTTGAGCCTTCCTTGAGTCTCAATAATTCTCTTCTGCTCTTCTGCTAATGCTTTGATATCTGCGTGCACTCCCTTAAGGAAGTATGCTACACCAGAGATCAGTATTGTTATAATCGTGAAGGCTATTTCATTAAAGTCCATTACAATATCAGTATTGAGTTGTTGTATCCGTTCTCTCTCATCCCACCACATGGGCATCCACTATGGCATTGGCCTACACAATCACAATCACATCTGTCAATCATAGGTCTAAGGTCAGTATCTCTGTTGGTAGGTGAAGTGAAGCCAGGATATAAGTCCTTATTAGCTATCAAGTACCTAATCAACCGTTGCTCAAAGAACGAAGCCTTTTGTGCATAGTGCTCCATACCAAATGCAACCTCACTACGGCTAACAGATGCAGAGAAGTCTCCGAATTGAGTCTGCAATCCTTTGTTCTTAAGTTGGTATGTCAAGCCAAAGACAGCATCCTCTGCTGATCTCCATGCAATCACTGGCTGTATGAAGGCAACAAGTGCTTCCTCATCATTTGTCAACGTCTGACCGTTGTATGCAGCCAGTAGATAGTTGTAGTATGTTGTTCCTAAGATAGGCATCACTCTAAGCTGAGCCTGAGTCGCTATGTATGGAGTAACATCTGTTACATCCACATTGGCTGTGATAGGAGTGTTGGTCTTGAGGTATGTCTCTGTTATAAAGTATATCATAGTGCAGGTGTTTCTGTTGGTATTATATCACCACCTTCTATAGGAGGTAGGGATGCAAGTGATCTGACCTCATTCGGAGTCATTGCATTCAATACTTTGGTAGCTACTAATGGACTCAATGAGTTGATGGCATCAGCTGTCTTAGATGCATCTCCTTCTATCTCAACAATAGTCTCATTTATTATCTGGAAGTTGTTAATCATGTACACACCTGGTATCTTAGCGAGTGCCAATAGCTCATTCACTATCTCCTCAACCTGGTCTCTCAATGGCATCACTACATTCTTCTCAAATACAACATAAGCCTGCTTGATATCAGCCCCACCGCCAAGTGATCCTGTGGTACGTACTCCCATCAAGATAGGATCTATAGTGTGTGAGAAACATATCTGCTCAGTATTGAGTGCAGAGGCCTCATGGAAGAGCTTATCATTGCTATTGGTAGGCAATGGCTCTATCTTTGGTAATGCATCTTGACTGTTAGCAAAGAATGCAACAGCTTTACCTGCATTAGCTGCACCTTTCAACCTATCAATGGTTTGCTTAATCATGTGCTTCTCCTCTTCTGACTGTGGTCTCTTAGGAAACATCATAGCAAAGGAAGGAAACACTGAGTTTTGGATGTTACTCTTAGCAAAGTAGCTTAGCTCACCAGATAGAAATGCAAAGTTCAAAGCAGATGTGTACTGAGGTAGTGAATACCACTCTTGACCCAAGGTCATTATCTCATAAACATATAACTGCTCAAGGTCAGTGTTGGCAGGATGTGCTTTCTTGATAGGTACTATGTCAATACGAGCTGACCAGTCATCACACATGAAGTATGTTATCTTATCTCTGGCCACTCTCACCTTCTCAGGTGATACATTCTCTATCTTATACAGCTCACCTTTCTTATTATAGCATAGTTTAAAGTATACTCTATGGTGTACTATCAACTGTTGAGCTATAGCCTTGCTGGTCTTGTTGAGCTTCATCTTTTTTTCAAAGGTGTACAGCTTCAACTTATCCTCATTGGACATCTTAGCAGTCTCAAGAGTATATCCTCCTCCGACTGTTGCATTGGTCTTGAAGTCCACTATTGCACCATGTAAAGGTGAGGTATAGTATAACTGATTAAGTAGCTCAGGGAACATATTATCTTGGCCAAATGGTATATAGCCAGCTATCTGATATCTACCATTGACATAAGGCAGTGATAAGTTGGCGTTGCCTACGTTACCAAATGGAGTGCTAAAAGATTGATATCCTTCCACTACTTCTGTTGCTTTAGGCTTACTGCCTACGAATCTACTATACCATGCCATTAGTCATATATTGAGTTAAGTGTTACACCTGCCACTACCATCCTACCCTCTTCTATCATGGTCAAGCCAGTAGGGTCGTTTGTGGGTTCTGAGCTCTGATACACCTTGTATCTATACTGACCCTTTACGAAGTCAATATCTGTGGGCTCATCAAGTGTGAATAGGTTGAATCTTGAGGGATATACAGAAGTATCTGTGCCTTCCCAGTATATAGGGTCGGGTGCAGTGTTGAACTCGTCCTCAAACTCAAATAAATAGTAAGGGTCTGGGATGGTTGTAACCTCTGTTAAGGTCAGAACAAACAAGTTGACTGTGTCTTTCTCAAGATATATCATACCTATATTGTACTACTAAAAAATAATTGTTAAAAAAAAGCCCCACTAAGTAGTGAGGCTGTTTATAGATATGATAGGGTTAAGATAGTAAACCAGTCAACACACCAGTAGTCATTGTATAGGCCAACTGGTCATTCTCAGCAAGTAATGTTACACTGTACTTAGAGCCATCTGCACGAGCTGTACCTGAGCCTTCACCAGATGCAGTCAACTGCAAGTATGGGAAGAACCAAAGGATGCCGTTCTGATCCTCTACTATTGCAGATAAGTACTGCTGTCCAGAACCAAGTACCTTGATTGCATTAGACTTAGCTGCCTCTCTTCTGTGGAACATTAGGTTGATAGTCTGAGTCACAAAACTTGAGCCATTGATTAAGTCAATATTGCTCTCCTCTGTGTATCCAGATGTATTACGTCTGAACTCAAACTCAGTAAATGGATCAGCAGCAACTACTAAGTCAAGTGTGCCAATAGCATACTGCTCAGCAGGTGTACCTACAGGGTCAACCACTGCTAATGTATCCATGTCTACATTATCCTGTAGATTGATATAAATTTTTTTGATGCCACCGCTATTGTTATCACAGCTTTTTTCAATGGCTATTAGTGCTTCACAGCTCATAGGTATATTTTTTTAAAGGTTAAAAATAGGGAGGCACTTACTACCTCCCTTTATATTTAGATGTAGAATGCGTTATACAAAACAATCTCAGTAGGGTTGGTATAATGGAAACCTACCTTCATGTTGGCACGAGTTCTCAATACAGGCTCAGCAACTGTGTCAGTTAAGTTGATAGCTTTCAATGCTTTAGAGTCTCCTTCAGCATCAAAACTGTATATAAGATTGTTTTTCAATGTCAACACCATAGTGTTATCTGGCATACCTTCACAAGTCACTACATTGATACCTAAGAAAGTTAATCCTAATGGTAAAGTAACGAATGTCTGAGTGTTACCAGATGCTGCTTTCAACTCATATGCGTTAGCTACGTTTGTTGAAACATAAAATCTTAAGTCAGCTTTACGTCTTACTATAGATGCAGGAGCAGCGTTAAGCATAGCCTCTAATTGAGTCAATACATTAGATGTAGTGATAGCTCCATCATATAAACCTATAACATCTGTATCATAGAACATCTTGAATAAGTATCCAGTACACAAAGACAATAATGGATCAAGAGATGCATCATTACCTTGCCATCTCAACACCTCAATGTCTTGACCAATAGTCAAAGCCATCTCGTTCCAGTAGTATGCCATGAAAGATGCAACAGTGAAGTCACCATTAGATCCTTTTGTCATTTGCAAAGCTAAAAATGATTGCTCTAAATCAAACTGACAAAGCTCAGCCATTGCAGACAATGAACATACATCAATGTCAATAGCATCTAATTGGTCAGTACTTGGTGAGAAAGCACAGTTGTATGCTTGCAACACTTGACCAAATACTACATTGGCTAATTTTGTTTTTGACTTCACACCTGGTAAAGTACGGAAGTTGTTAGGAATGTCAGGGCTTGATAAATAAGCCTTTGAATAAAACTCCTCTGGGTTCGCAGCTAAAAGTGCGTTTGTTTCAATATCTAAATTGAATTTTAAATTACGGTTCATGTTATTTGGTTTTTGAAAATTTTACAAATTCTTTAAATTTCTCATGTGAAGTCAACTCCACACTCTCTGTTTCTGTTTCTGTCTCAACAGCAAGACTCTCCTCAAGTTGGTTCTTTAAGTCAGCAATCATTCTAATCACTGCATTCATGTGCTCCTCAAGCATTGGTGCTACGATAGCAAGGATAGCTTCTGTATCAACCGCAGGGTCAATAGCCATCTCCTCTTGTACTGGTGCATCAGCCTCAGCATCCTCAGCCTCTGCTTCTGGGTTCTCTGCTGCTACTTCAGCTTCCTCTTCTGCTACTGGGTCGGCAGCCATTTCTGCTTCCATCTCTGTAGGCATTTCTTTGATCTCGATAATTTCTCCGTCTTTAACAACGTAGATCTTATCCTCAATCATGTGTTCTCCATCTGGTAACTTCATTGTATTTAATTTTAATTGTTCCGATAATTTCATGCCTAAGAATCCCTCAATAGAGTAACCTACTTGACCAGACTCAACCAGTGCATCATAGTATTCTCTGTCAGTTACTTGGCTTGTCAACATCAACGTCCCTTTAGGTACCTCAATGCCGTATGTTGTGAATGCTTTGTCAGTCTCTGGACTGTCTACTATCCAGGCCTCAAGGATGTATGCAGGCACTTTCTCATCTTGATCATGCTCAAGGTTAAAGATGTTCTTGTTGCTAAGATTAAGCATGAACTTGGCGTGTATCTGCTCAATCACCTCTGCTGAGAATTGAACATCATACTCTTCACCGTCCTCATCTTGTCTATAGATGTTCATTGGTATCATGGCAGGTGCAACAATACGCATCTTGACTGAGTCACTGAATGTCATAGGAGCAACATGAGAATTGAATGCCATACCTTTAACCTTAATAGCAGGCTTATTGGTGAAGG